ATCGCTTAACCAAATTGTTGAGGTATTACTTACAACGTATTTATTTGTTGAAAAATTTAAAAAATCGTTTGGATTAAATATAGCATTAAAACAATACCCTGTTCTATTTGTTAAGTTAGTATAGTTAGTAACTCCACTACTTGGGCCGTATTGTTCACCAAACTTTACTTCATAATATGCTATCGAGTTTCCACATGTTTCAAATGTAGTTGTGTTATCTTCAGCATCACGTGTAAGAAAGTTTTGTACTATTCCGCTTATGTCAAAAACTCCTGAGCTGTTAGTTGGATTCTTTCCTACTTCTAAACGTGTGTAATCAGATGAACCATTTACATAAATATCTGCTATGTATCTGAAATTAGATTGAGCTACATTAGTAGAACTCAAAGTAAATATCATTTGATTGTACGCTGGTGCGTAGCTGTTAGGTGTATTGTATACTGTTAGTGCCATTATGGTTGATAATCTTTAGCTATGTCTTTTTCTAATTGTGGAATCTCTATTGTTAGGAATTTCTTTCCTTTATATCCAAAACGTTTAATCGTTCCGTTCTTTAATATGTTAGTCGCTATTGCATAACTCAATGACCTTCTTTCTTCTTGAGTGTTTGCTATTTTTTGTAGCGCTGGTTTATAATTAATCCAATCTAATATTCTAGGTTGTAACTTTTTTCTGTTTTCTTTTGAATATCCTTTTGGCTTAGTACCTTCTTCGAGGTCTTTCCAATAATCTTCAATCTCAATCGTTATTTTAATTATGTTGCCATTAACTGAAGTTGGTCGTGGTGTAATTGATTGCGTTAAATTTCCACTTGCATCAAATCCAAATTTAACAATGTTATCTTGAACTCGTTTAATGAATTTTAAAACAGATTGGTCAACAGTACCGCCTTCTTCAATTTTATTTATAAATTCATCTAATACTTTTGATATTTCATCTTTTAATACCCCTGTTGCCATTTGTTCCTATCTTTAATGTAACTTAAATAGTTTAAAAATGATACCACATTCATGTTTAAAAAGAAATCCCACTTTGTCCTATCCTTACCGCTTAAATTATCAAGTGTAACATACCAACTCCAATAATCTAAGTGTTTTTGTTGTTCAGTTCGTTCTGAATCAACTCCCTCGCTTCTTTCATTTGACTTACCAAATAATCCTCTATACTTGGATACAAACCCTCTATAACTTTGCAAAAAAAAACACATAAAGGATAAACGATACCTACATTCATACTTTTAATATGTTCAACCTTTTGAATGTAATCCATTTCAATTTCTTTGTACTTTAACCAACTTATTTTATAAGGCTTAACAAACATTGCTACTAATTGTGGCAAGTTGCTTATTATACTTTCTTCGCTTTCTGTTAACTTAGCTAAACTGATAAAGTCACCTGCACTTAATTTACTAATGTCATAGTTTACAATCCATCGGTAGCCATTATGCTTAAACACCTCAACTGCCTTTGGAAACTCCATTTGAAATATAAAGTTTACTGACTTGATAAGTTCTTTTAGTTGGTCGATTCTTATTTTCTCAACATCGGCCACAGGAATATCAGCTATGATTGAAATCACTCTAATTTCTCTATCAATAGGATCAATATCTTTATCCTTAACAATATCATAAATAAGTGGAAACTTATCTATTGATATTTCATGCCATGTATTTGGAATTGTAATTGTCATAATATTTAAAAGTACCTTTGTTTTATAATAGTGTGTATCTGCCTGTTTTATATTTAGTGTAAGCATGGAAAGCTAAGCATGTAGCCATTACCCCATCGTCATGGAATCCTGAAGGAGCTGAATACTTTATTACTCTGCTCTTAGGGTTATATTCATAGGTAAACATTTCAAGTTCTTTTTCTAACCACTCCACGTTTAAGAATTTAACTTCTTTGTTTTGATTAGCTACGATTAAACTTTCAACTATTTCTTTTTTGCTCTGATTTGTAGTAACAAAAGGTTCAATAGTGCAGTAACTTGCACATTCTTTTTGTAGCATTTCAAATATCACATCTCCTATTGAGTTAACCTCAACTAATGCAGTTTGGACAAAATTTGTCCTCAAGCCTTGAGCTATATTCTTAACTATGCTTTGCCAGTCAGTATGTCTCCAACGTTCAATGTAGAACTGTTCGCCTCTTTCATTGAATATTGATAGCACTGAGTAATCGTCTGCTCTACCTAAGTCAATCCCTGCAAAAGCCCTTCCATTTGCTTTACTGTCGACAATTTGTCTATTGTTGAATAGTGTTGCAGTCCCATCTACAAACTCCGCTAAGTATTCCTGCCTGAATACCATGTCAGGTAAAGTCAATTTTGCATCGTCAATCTCTTTTGGATTAATCATTGGGTTATGATACGAAGTCATTGTGAAAGACTTGTACTGCTCGTTTATTCCATCCAATTGATACATTTTATAGAAATGGTTTTTACCTTTAGGAGTGCTAATCAATAAAACCTTTTTACCTTTTACTAATACGGTTGCTCTTAATACTTCAGTCCATGCTTTTTCATCCATGAATGCAAACTCATCACATACCAGGTAATCGAATGTGAAACCTCGAATGTTATCGTATCTCTCCGCACTAAAGAATTGAATTGTTGAACCTGTTATGTATTCGAGTACTAACTCACTTTGATTAACCTTTCTGTATATTTCAGGTCTCTTTGCAAATGCTTTGTAAACTTCCTCAAATACTTTCTTTGATTGTTTGTAAACAGGAGATACCCATGCACATTTAACTTTCTTATTGTTTAAAGCCCAATATAATAACTGATTTGAAGCAAGTAAGGTCTTTCCGAACTGCCTGCCTATATTGATAACATAATACTTTTCATTGCTATGATTTATAGCATCATGTATTATCTTCTGATTCCGATGTGGTGTGTATAATACTGCTTTCGCCAAAGTCCGCTGTAAATTTCATGTTTCCTGTTACCTTCACTTCTTGTTGCTCAATGTAGCCACGTTTCTTGCCTTTACACTTTAAATAGAACATTGTGCTTAATGGATTGCCTTTAGCTATCTGTTTATGCAATTGGCTCTCTGCAAAGTCCAAAGCAACGTTCTCAAGTTCCTTTACTGCCTTTTTATATTCTTTATCTTTTTGATACCACTCGTAGTGTGTAGAACGTGCAATGCCAACTGACTTACAAGCTGTCGTTATAACTCCTAAATGTTTTTCAAGAGCATCTAACATTGCCTTTTTTAATATGTCCGAATTTGTTGTCATTTTAATCCTTTAAATGCTTTTAGTGGGTAAAATACTAAACTGTTTCTGTAACCTCCTTCGTGAGTTGGTATAATTGGCGTAACTCCGTGAATATTTTTCCATGCTGGATAAACAAGTATTGAATTATCTTGTTGTCCTATTGTGGCGTTGTAATCAGGTATATGTAAATCCCCTCCTTTTGAATTAAATTTCTTGCAGATTATTACATTTACCGCCCCAACAATGTTTCCTGTATCCCTATGAAAAGGTGCAGAAATATTATAATTTGAAATTGAACTTGTAAACAAATTAGCAAACCTCCATTTTTCTGGCACGTCTTTAAATAATTCAACTTGCTTTTCGTATTGACTTGGAATAATTTCCTTAATAAGTTGTTCACTTTCCTTTGCCAAAAGCAACATTGCTTTGATAAATGTTTGAGCAGTTTTTACTGAATGAACCGAACTTCTATTTTCATAATGCCTTTTAAAAACTTCGTTTCGCGGAACACTACCAATAATCGTTGAATATTGTTTTATGTCATATTTTACTTCCCTATTTTCATCAAATGCTTTTTTCTGTTCCGTTATACGTTGCGTTCCCTGTTTAGGTACGTTTTTACTCCTTAATTCCTTGTTTGCCAAGTCTGCCAACTTGCACATTTTTTCAGGCATCTTGGTAAGGTAAAAACCTATTGCTTCTCCGTCGGCATAGAAAATGGAATCCTCTGTAACATTTGGTTCAATGTATTCGCATTTGTCGCCAATCTTTACATTGTGTTCAACCTTGATTAAGTCAATGCGTTTCATTTTACAATTTTTTTATAATTTAAAGCCAAGCCTTTTATATCAGTTTTCATGTCAATTCTTTCGCCTTTGTTTTTTAAGGTTACAAATGGATGCCACTCATAACACATTTTCTTAGCGCTTTCTTCGTCCTTTTTAGCCTTGTATTCATTTTGTAAACCACCAGTATTAGAACCAACATCAGGACAAGAAAACCAATAATGATTGAACCTTAAAATTCCATTGCCATTTTTTATAGTTTGCAATGCAAAATCCCTGTCTTCCTTTAAGTTAAATTCTGACCTATAATTCCATTTTATTTTTGGAATATTAATCAAAACGCAAACCTCAGCAAATTTTTTATTTATAGAATAACTTGTTTTTTCATGCCATGCGTGCTGGGTGTAATTAATGCCTATTAATTCAAAAGGCATTTTCTTTGCTTTTTCTAAAATAGAAAACCAAATAGAAGCATCTTGTTTTATTGTTTTCCCGTTGTAAATACCAAATGAAGTAACATCGTCATCGCAAAATAAAACCCAATCGTAATTATTTAAACGAGCATAATTTAACATAAAATTACGAACGTAACCAATGCCTTTTCCGTTCTCTAAAATTGATATTTTATTAGGAACTTGATATAAATCTAATTCATCAGGTTCAACAAAATGTTTAAACTGTATGCCAACTTCTTGGAATAATTTATAGGTCTTTGTGTTATACCTTCCTTTAGTTGGAATAAAGCAAATCATAACTTATCTTTTTCAGCTTTCAAATATTCCATAATCATACCGCCAACGTAAGCGTTTCGTTCTCTCCAAAATTTAACAAGTTGACACGCTTCATCATAATGCTCAGCTTCAAATTCAATCTGAATAGCTTTCTTAACTCCATTAGTCATATCAGATAATTGCTCCGATACATCTTCGCCATCTAAAATAGAATAATCAACTTCTGCAGATTGTTGCCAAACATCAAGCCCCCATTCTGTTAAATCTTCTGCGTTCCATTCGTTTGCTAAAATATCCCAATCCCATTCACCGAAGCCAACATTATCTTTAATAATAAACTCATTTTGTTTTTCAATGCTCCAATCAACTATTTGAACAGGTGCTTTTTTCCATCCTGCTTCTTGCATTGCTCTTAACCTCATGTTTCCGCCCAATACTATCATATCAGTATTAACGACAATAGGTCGCACGTTTGCCATTTCAGGAAAGTCCTTTAAAGATTGAACTAACTTTTTAAATTTGTCATCCTTTAAAACTCGTGGGTTATTAGGATTTGACTTAATTTCTTTTATGTTTATTTCTTTTATCATAAAGTACCAATATATCTATCTAAGTACCATTTAGCTTTTAAAAGGTCTTCTTTTGTCTTTGTGAGGTCTTTTTTACCTGCTCTACTTATGTACTTGACTACATTTCCCAAATGAAAGTTTAGTTCCCACGCTTCTATTACTTTAATAGCTTCATAGATTGTATCTCCACCATAGTGTTTTGGGTTATTTACTGTTTCCATCTTTTATAACTGCAAGTAAGTATTCAAGTAATTGTTTTCTGCAATCTCCACATCCTAAGTTAAAAGGTTTGTTTCCACTCTTTATAGCAAGTTCATTAAGTTCAGTCCAATTAAAAGTAGGTGAATAG